GGGTGCATTAACGCTGAAATTGTAGGGCGAAGATGTTGCACCGCTGGTAGTCGTCGAGACGGTGATGGGGAACGTCCCCGCGCTCACGACCATGCCCGCAGTGATTGGGGCCGTGACCTGAGTGGGGCCGACGTAGGTGGTCACGAGCGGAGTGCCGTTCCAGTAGACCACGGCGGTTGCATCATAGTTTGCCCCATTCACCGTGAGCGTAAACCCGGTGCTGCCCATGAGCTTCGTAGCTGGGCTCAGGCTGGAGATGGTGGGTGCGCTGGTGGCGTTGATCGTGAACGTGCTCGGGCTCGAAGTCCCGCCGCCCGTGGTCGTCACCGTGACGCTGGCGGTCCCCGGTGCGGCGATGAGAAGCGCCGGAACGACGGCGGTGCACTGCGTCGTGCCCACGTAGGTTGTGGTCAGGCTGGTCGAGTTCCACGTCACGGCGCAACTCGAATCCAGGTTCGTGCCGTTTACAGTAAGCGTGAATTGTGCCCCGCCTGCGGTCGTGGAGGACGGCGAGAGGCTGCTGATCGTCGGGGCTGGGGGACTACTAGAACCCGCGCTCGTGAAAGCCAGGACGCCGTTTGCGGTACTCGTGATCGTCGAGCCGCTCCCGCTGGCCGTGATGGCGACGCTGCCCAGCGTGGAGGTGTCCACCTTGTAGGCGGTCGAGACAGCCATGCCCGCGAGTGTGTGAGCCGTCGAGCCAGAGCCGTAAGTGAAGGTGTACGAGATCGGCAGAACGGGAACGGGCGGCGTGCAGGTGTAGTTCGAGCAATTCCCACTACTCACCTGCGCGTTCTGGAAGCCCGCCACGATGCCCGTAGTCACCTGCACCATGTCGGCATTGCTGGCGGTCAGCGGCGTCAGGGTGGCCGTGTCGGACGCCGAGACGCTGGCATCCAAGGCCGTAAGCCAGTTCTGCGAGTCGGCAGTATCCGCGCCCGAGGCCAAGCACCAGGAAGCGTTCGAGGTGCAGTTTCGCGGATCGTGAATCTCTAGCCGATAGATCATGCCCGAGCCGCTGGTCTGCCCGACGGTCAGCATTGGATCTTGCAGGACTGCGGGTGGCGTGAGCGGCTTGATCGTGGTGATGGCTCCGTTGAACTTCTGGCTGGTGCCGACCGCCCCGACTGCCCCGCACGCCGTTGAGCCGTTGAGCGTGAACGTGTATAGATCTACGGCGGTGATCCACCATGCGCCATTCAGCCCTGCGCATCCGCCGCTCTGTCCGGCAATCACCGTGCTCATGCCGCTGTTCATCAGGTGCGGAGCGCTCGTCACTACCTTCACGGGCGTCGTGTTGCCGATGCTGGCGATGCTGACGGCGGGTGCTTTGACGTGCCACTGGCGCATCCCAGCGGCGATCTGTCCGCTCGTGGTGACTTCCGTGGGAATTGCGCCGGTCGTCCAGGAGATCAGCTGCTGGCCCCACTTGTTGCCCGTTGCCGTGCCCGTGCAAGCCGTTGCCCCAAGCGCCGTCGTCTGACCATTCAGACTGAAGTGCGTCCCATCCAGGGCCGTGATGGTGTAGGTCTGATTATTCAGGCCGCTGCATCCGGTCCCCGCGACGCTGGTGAGCTTAACCTGCATCCCGCTGTGAAACGTGTGGCCGCCCGTGACCAGCGCGATGGGGTTCCCGCCCGCCGCATCGATTATCGACGTGAAGCTCACCGCCTGCTGGAGTTGATGCGTCTGCTGCGTGCGGTCGTAGACCAGGAACAGCTTGGGCAAAAGGTAGAGCACTTCACGCTGATTGGTGAGCACCCGGCTGCCGGTCGTGGTATTCGGCGTCCCCATGTAATCGGCCTCTAGCCCGACGCCACGGGCGTAGGCATAGTTGGCCGTAGATTCCAGTAAGTCGATTCGCGCCGGATGGCCCTTGGGAATCGTCACTCCGGGCGTGCCTTGGACATACTGCGTCCCCGTTCCGCTGGTCGCAAAGACAAGTGCGGTACCAGTCGTGGGGTAGCTTCCCCCATTCCCGATATAGGTAGGAGCCTTGATGACCCCGAACGTGCCGCTGGAGTTCCAGTTCACGATCACGTAGGGATCGCCGCGAACGACGCTCTCGGTCGCACCCGAACTCCCACTAAGATAGTATGTCGGTGGAGTCGCGCCAGTTGCCCAAGTGAAAAGAACCGTCGTGCCATTGCCCCATGAGAAGGATGTCGGGATCGTCGGGCTTACTGTGAGAGTAGCGCTCGCAACCGTATAGGACGGGCTGTTTGTCCAGGTCGCCCCTATTGCCGGCGAAACCGGCGCAGCGTCGGCTTGACCGGGCTGAAGGTACGTGCCATTTGAGAGGAGCATAATTCCAGGCACATCGCCATCCTGTGACCCGGAATAAGGCATTGGGTAGGAGCCGAATGTCGCAAAGGTGATAGCAGTAGAGGCGGGCACGTCGGCGCTCACGCTTTGGTCGAGAATGACCGTGGTGGAGGTGACAGCCAGTACGAAAGCATTTGCGGGGATGTTGGCCGCAACTGCGATCATACCCGTAGTCACACCGGTTGTGGAAGCGAATGTCAGCGTCGCACCCGAGGGCGTGTCTGTGCTGGTGCTCAGCGTCACCGATGGAACGCTGGTGGTCGTGCTTGGGTTGCCTGCCGTGCTCTTGATCTTGTAGAACCCAGCACCCCAGTTTCCCAAACCATGATAGCCTTTGTTGCCATCGGCGGTATCCATGCAGTTTCCAGCATTTGCGGCGATGGTGGCCCCGGCCCCAGCTTGCGTGACGGGAAAGTTCCTGGCACATTCTCCCTGAGCCTCTACGACAAGCGCATTCGAGCCGCGTTGCACAATCAGCGACCCAGCATAATCCAGAGTATCTTTCCCATTGCCGTAATCGAAAACGGCTGGCCGCGCGTAGAGCGATCCGTACACGGCGGTTGATGTCCAGTCGCTTCGCATGTAGGCGTGGCCGAACCCGCCTGCCGGATTCGCCAGATTGCCTAGCACCGTGGGCTCATCATTCCAGGCGGTCTGCGTGGCGCTCGGGTTCCACATCAAGAATGGAAGCCAGTCTCCGCCTTCGCCGTAGAGGTTGATCTGATTCTGCACAAAGGATCGGAACTTGTTGGCCAGGGGATGCCCGCCCAAGTCGGCGGCTGCTTGAACAGCGATCATTTCGGACGTGCTGGCACAGTTTACGCACGGAGGACTTCCCCCCGGATGATAGATGTAACCGCGCGAAAGCATCGACAGTCCGCCGGGATCGAGATTGTGTTTGTAGTACTCCACGCCCTCGATCCAGGTAAACGGCTGCGAGGCGTTCGTTATTAGATTGTCGCCCATCGCAGTCCAATTCGCCTGTAAAAGAAGGGAGATGTTTTCAACGGCGGTCGGGGCATAGTTGTAGCTGTCCATCGGTGCGCCATTTGACCCAAGCCATCGAGAAGTGTATGGCTGATCTACTAGCAAGTGCATGTGGTTCCGCCAGTAATCGTACCAAGCAACACCCCGCGCATCGTCATTGTAGGCCGCGATCCCCACCATCCCCAATCCGGCGTAGATCCCCTGATGGTAATTGTTCATCGTGGTTACGAAAGCACCGACATCATCCCCGCTGTAATAGCCCCAGAGCACATCTCGGGTCCAGCAGTCCATTGAATCAAGAACCTGGGCCTTAATGGTCGCGAACGCCGTAGGGATCGCTTGCGGATAGTTCCCCGGAGCGGTGGTACTACCATCTGTCCAGGGGTTTGTGGAAGCGTTCCATGCGGTTCCTCCTGCCGTGAAAGTGTTTTTCACCGCTGTTGATTCCGAAGCGGCGAGGGCATTCAGGGCGGTAGCAACAGACTGGTTCAGCAGCGGATGCAGCCAGTCATACAGCAACGCCATGCCAGGCAAAAAGAAGCGGGGGGAGAATTCGTTATCCACTTGTGGCTGATGGTTGTAGTTCTCGCCACTCCCCACAACGTTCCCCCTGTAGTCAACGCCCTGCAATGGGGTGACGCAGAGAGGTGTTACTCCTCCAGCATCGACATCTAAATAGAACCCGTAACTGTTAGTGTAATTCACAATTGCAGAGACATAGTAGGTGTTCCCGTTGACTAGCGTTCCAAGCGGCCCCATGACGTTAGTGAGGGTTACCGCTGAGTGAGCGGGTAGCAGAGATCCGGAATAAGAACCTGCGGCAAGAGATCCCACGAACACCTGGTCCTGCCCAGAACTGCATGCGTTCTGAAAATAGGCATCAACAGATCCACCGACCATCGAAAACGTATTCCAGTTGTTTCGGCCCATTCTGTCGTTGAACGGTCCGTCAACCTGTCGCCATGCCATCCCATGCCACAGCGCTGGCGGCGAGGCCGGGGTCATGTGCACCATCGTCGGGGTTGTCTTGACTAGGATCTTGAGAGCCTGCATCCCAGCGAGAATGCCGTACTGCTGCGGCGTGAGCGAGATCCCGTTCCAAGAGTAGCTCCAGCCATAGGGAGTTACATCGCCGTCTTTCAGCATCAGGTAGCATTCTGCCGCTGAAAATCCATAACCAGAGATCGCGGTCCCCTCATAGTAATCGTCGTCATCTGTCCCCAGGCGTATGTAGCCATCGCCATTATCCCCATCCGACAGGCCCTCCATACTGGCGTAGACGGGCGGAAGGTGATCGGGGGTGCCAGCGATGTACTGCACCGCAAAGTCACAAGTGGAGCGCAGATTCGTCCACTCCATTGGCACAGGATTGACGTTATTCACCCGCGCCTTCAGCGTGGAGATATAGCTCGGAGTTAGCACCATCGTCTGGGCTAGCAACCCGGACGCAGAGAGAATGAGGAGAGCGATCAGTTTCCGCATAGCTTCACATGATGATCGGAGTCATGGTCACGGTTGCCGCGCCGCCGCCGACAGCAGATTTGCTGCCGAGCGTGAAGTAACTACCGTAATTGTTTATGTTCCTAAAGTTCGTCAATAACGCATCAGGAGAAATGTGGACTTTGGAAATTCTTTCTTCATCCATCCATCCAGCAAAAGCATCAGTCGATGCGGTTGTTTCACTCAGGTATGTCGCAGACGATGTGCTTATCATGTTCACCGAAGAGCTGCTCGTTCCGTCTTGCACCCCATTTACATAGCCGTAAACATGCCCAGAGGTCATAGAGCATACGAGGTAGTAAACCGTGGAGGTCAGTAACGTAGTAGCCCCGGTAGCGTAAACCTCAGTGTTAGAGCCATTTGAAAAGTCACAGTACAGAGTAGGCCCTCCGGCCGTCTTAATCGACCACGATGGCCTAGCCCAAGAATTTGTCTTATAAATGAACAATGGGCCATTGTAGAAGTTAGTCACATACACCCATGCCTCAACGGTAACTTCCGTTCCAGTAACATTCAGCCCGGTGGCAACCGTATCATAATAGTCCCCGAAATAACTATAGGCCCTGGCACCGTCGATAATTCCTGAAGTCGATGAACCATTGCTCGGAGTTATGCTGTACTGATTGCTGGACGAATCTACTGGAGACGTTCCCGAAGCGGCATGATTGATGAAGACATAGTTAGAGTTCCACGCCTGCCCAACCGCACCTCCCTTATAGCCCGTCGATCCACTATCATCCATGCAAAAGTATGGCGTCCAGTCAGCCGTATGAGAAAGAGTGATCGGCCCAACGAACATGTCAATCGTGCCATTCACGTTGTCCCACTTCTCAATGTCGAAGTAGTCGCGCGTGCTGCCGAGAGATCCAGTACAAGTGGAAGTGGTGTCTTCCTGAAAATCGGCGGGGACTGTCTGCCCATTAAAGGTTGTCGAATTTTGAATCAGTCCTCCGTGTGCTACGTCCTTGAAGTCGGTTCCCGACAAATGCACGTAAACCGTGTAGGTAGCCAGATCCGACGATCCGCTCACCATCGTGTGGCTGAGCGTCGGATGGTAACTGTAGGCATACGCGCCCCACGCCGGAGCGGAGAGCGCGAGGAGGAGGAAGGAGAGAATGAGTTTCTTCATAAGATATATCCACCAGTGTTGGTCCTGTGTCATTGGTCGCATTCTAGCGAAACCGAAACATTTGTGGCGCTGCCAGATACCGCGTTAAGATTGAATCCCAGCCGGTCATGCGCCGCGATTGCCACGGAGGTCCACCCGGATGGCGCAGTAGGCCCAGCGGCGGTGCCAGCGGCCACTGCGGGCTTGCCCCCCGAGCCAACGATACTAGCCGATGGAATTGCGGTTCCCCCCGTTGCCACACGGAAGATATCAAACGTCACGGTCCCGGTATCGGTCGTCGCGCTCCAATAAGAGATCGTACAAGCGAACGGCACATCCGGCAGATAGCCTGTCACCGCCGCACCCGCCGTCAATGCGGTTCCGTTGCCATAGAAGGTGTATCCGATTGTGTGCGCCCTAAGCGCGGACGGAATGTCGGCCGCCGCGATGGCGCGGAAGGCCGGATCGGCCGAAGACCCAGCAGAGAACAGGGGATATGTGGTTGCGGCATTCGGCCCTGCCGTTCCGGGAGCCTGCGTCCCAGCCCCAAGTAACACAGAGTGAGCGGCCGGGGCGGAGACGGCTAGGACGTTGGCAGCGACCACGCCCGAGTCGGCGGGAGTGTTTGCAGCGCCGAACGCGACGATGTTACCGGAGGTGCCAGCAAATGATGTTCCGTTGATTTTTACAACGGTCGTCGCTCCGCCCGTTGCCGTACTGGTCGCGTCGCCGCTCAAGGCCGTGAATGAGCCAGAACCCTGCTGTTTAACCCATTGGCCAGACAACGTGCAGCCGCCTGTGTTGTTACAGGCGTAGACCAAACCGTTTGTGTCCTGACATTGCTGACGGTAGGCCCCCGTAGTATTACCGGGTGTGCCAACGCAAGCGATAGCAGCACTGCCGCCCGGCTTAGGAGAGACGCCTTGCGCCAGACAGCCCAGCGCAGTTAAGAGAAACAAAATTGCTGTTTTCATGCAACCTTCCTGTCTGGATCAAGACTCCTCAAAGACGAAAGGGGCAGGGGCAATCGCCCTCCGCCCCTCAAGCCAGTAAACCGGCCCTTGCCCTACTTCCGAACCTTCTTCCGGCCCTTCTTGTGACGCGCCATTGAAAGTCCCTCCTTTCTGCGCCCCGTCACATTTTCATGACAAGGACGCACAGATACGGCGTAACGGTGGTAGCCGCTTGAACATAAAAGTAGTTCAAATCAGTAGTTAGTCCGCCAGTCATGCTCTGCCCACTCCACGCCGATGCACCCGCAGTAAGTTCTAAGCCAACACCGACAGGTGGCGTAGCTGTGACGTTAAGAGTCTTGTCCCCAACGTAGATGACCGTAGCCCCATTGCCCGCTTCCCCGGTCAGGAACATTACCGTGGCCGACTGGTCGATGGAATCAGTTGTGCGATTAGCCGCAAAATAGGTAGTGGCGAGGGTCCACAAGCTCGTCGCGGTGGTCGGCACCGTCAGTGTTGCAGCCCAGTAGTTCAATGTGCTTTGAGGCATAGGGGCCTACTATTAGCCGACCGAATACCAGTTGGTCTGGGCCGGATCGACCGTAAGTTGAAGAGCCGCATACGCAGCCAAGGTAGTAACGGTGGTTTGCGCGGCGGCGGTATAGATGTTGCCTCCAGGAGTGCTGACCGTAGCCGCTCCCACGGCCTTGAGGGTCAGGACGTATCCAGAAGGCCACGTAGAAGCACTGGGGATATTAGCCATACCGGCGCTGGTGAAAATCACAATCTGGTCTGCTGTGGTGATTGTTGAACTGGGTGACATCGTGGTGGTGAGAGTCGCCAACCGTATCCCGTGGTTGACGAACTGGGTGACGGTCCACCAATTAGAAGCATCCGTGACCACGCCCACAGAAGCATATGGGTTAAGCGTGAGGCTCGCGTATCCGTCAATGTTCCCCTGCGCTGGAGTGACGGTGACATTCGCGGTGCTGATGTTTCGTATCGTGACTTCTTGGCCCACTGGGTACGCCGTTGCGGCCTGAAACGTGACTGTCGCACCAGCGCTAACTAATATGTAGCTGTCTGCTGGCGTCACTGTCGTAGCCGATCCAGCAGATCGCTGGTTGCTTGGGACAGATCCTAATACCCTATCCCAGTTGGAAGACCCATCGCTAGCAATCTCCATGGCTTGATAAGGCGTATTCATCACGTAGTCGCCCGTCTGCCCGTTGATGGTGTTCGCTCCAGAAGGAGTCACGGTGACAGGGTTTGTGGAGGTATCACTCTTGATTATTCTGGGAGCGAACCCTTTGTTCGCGGTAGCAATAGCCGGAAGGGTGATCTTAAACCCAGCCGACACAGCATTTGCTAAAAGCGTCTTAGCTGAGGTGGCAACGGTGGTGTTCGCCGTAACCGTCGAGACTGGGTTTGAGCCAACATTAGCAAAGGCTGTAAACGTCGGCGTGACGCCTGATATTGAAGTCACAACCCAAACAGCCGGATCGCCGACCGCCATGCTGGGGTTGACGTTGACAACCCAATCTCCGACGTTGAGGAAATCGCAGGTAGTTGGAAGGTCCGTCGATCCAGCGGTCACAAAGTAAACTGCGTGCTGGTTTACGTCCCATGCTTTTGATTCAAGCCACGCCATAGATCCCCCTTACCCAATCTGCCAGTAATTTGTTCCGTCTCCAACCCATCGTCCGTATTGCCCGGTTGTCAAAGTCACGGAGGCATTCCCTCCGATGTTCCCTGAAGCTGGAGTAATGGTAGTCGAAGACGTGAGACAACTGAAAGCAATCTCCTGCCCTTTGGGCCAAGCAGTCGCAGCCGGAAGGGTAATCGGGACAGCCCCAGCTAAAACAACCCTGTCGGTATTGGTGCTTACCGTATAGGCCGATCCCGCCGTTTTCGCTTGCAACGAGCGAGAGAAGGGACTAAATGAGGGAGTCGTCCCACTAGCAACCGTAGTGACAACCCAGGCTGCGGGTTCTCCCGTCGCCATCGTTGGGTTGATGTTAATCACCCAGTCCCCGACATTAAAGAAGTCGGCGGTGGTAGGGAGGTCCGCTACCCCCGCCGTGGCAAAATAGATCGCCTGTTGGTTGATGTTCCAAACTTTTGCTTGCTGTAGTGCCATAAAGTCCTTTGCTTTCTACGCACTGTGCGTTAAAAAGAAGTTTGAGCCGTCAGTTAAAACCCCGACCGCAATTGCAGACGCTACCGTAAGCGCAGCGGTTCCGTTGATGTTGCCGGAAGTTGGAGCAACGGTGTAGGTGACGCCTGCACCGTCCAGCAACGTGACGAACTCAACCCCAGGCGGATAGGACGATGGAGCAAGCAGCGTGATGGTGCCCGCTGTGGCGATGTTGACATACCGATCTGAGGTGGCGATGGTCAGCGGAGCGCCAGCCTTGCGGTACATAGCAGCGCCAAGGACCGGAACAATCCTATACCACTTGCTGTTAGCCTCGCAGGCTTGGAGGGTTTCCTGGCAACCCGTGTAGTTCATGACAAGCGAGTCGGCTAAGGTGTTGCCGCTGGCCGCTGACACGGTAACTGCGTAAGCAGCTCCGTTGCGAATGGTGATTTGATACCCGTCGCCAACTCCCGGCGACGTTCCCGGCGTACCGGGAGGGGTCGGGGGAGTAGGCCCGATAGTAGGCAGAGTGATGGCGGTAGCCGCCGTAGGCACAATGACCAGTAGACGGGGTGGAGCCGTCATCCCAGGCCCAAAGCCCAGCGTCACGCCACTCACGAGCGTTAAGGAATCCACGCCGTAAGAGACAGGGTTAATCATAGTTGCTTCTCCTGTTTACGCTGTATGCGTGAGGTAGAAGGCGACCCCATCCGTGCAAATTCCGGTGCTTACCTTCGTGCTGACGATGTATGGGGACGCCGTAGTGTTGATGGTGTTCCCCGAAGCGGCAATGCTGATGCTGCTGCCAGAGTAGTTCATGATGCTCACGAATTCGACCCCAGCGGGGTAGACCGATGCAGCTTGCAGAACGACCGTAGTAGTGGCCGTGGCGACGTTGATATACCGATCCGTAGTGGCGACCGTGACGGTCCCGCCAACGGTTCGATAACCAACCGCACCGAGCGGATTCACGATGCGATACCACTTGGTATCTTTCGCACACGCCTGAAGGGTCTCCATAGCGCCCGTATAGTTCAGGATGAGCGAATCCGCCAGCGTATTGCCAGTTGCCGCTGCCAGCGTGACCGCATAGGCCGCGCCGTTGCGGACGGTGATGCAGAAGCCATCACCCACGCCTGGAGTTGTTCCCGGCGTGCCGGGAGGGGTCGGGGGAGTAGAAGCGATGGCGGGCAGGACGATTCCTGTTGCCGCCGTGGGGACGATGACAAGCAGACGAGGCGGGGCGGTTTGACCGGGGCCGAAACCCAAAGTCACGCCACTAACCAACGTCAGCGAGTCCACACCGTAAGAAACGGGGTTATACATATCTGTGTCTCCTTTCGCCTTTTCTCGTTACAGGAGGACTGGGCCGACAATCTTGAAGCAGGTTCTTGGATTAGGCACCATGAGGTTCCCGGAAAACAAGAACTGCCCGGCGATGTCGATGGAGTTCTGCGCTTCTTTGAAGCCGGTGAACCCAAACTGGAACTTCTTGTTCTCGCTGATGTACAGTTCGATGTAGTTGGTGTTGAGGCCAAGCAGCAGCCCGTTCGTGCCATCCGAGGGGATGTACTTGTCGATGACGACTTCGGCGGCGTTGAATCGGAACGCCTGGAAGCCCACTTTGCCAACGTCGCTCTGACCGTCGTTGTAGCGCTGTTGAGGCTGAAGGGTGTTCCAGATCTTGTTGTAGGCCGTCTGCGTCCCTGGCATCAGGTCCACGTAGTCGTTGCCGAACCACGCGAAACCATAGGCCGTGTTCACGTCGATCAGGGAGTACGCAGAGTACCCACGATTCACGTAAGAGTTCGCTCCGCCAACTGCGGCAGCAGGCGTAATGCCGGTGGTGAAGGAATAGGCGCTGGCTGCAAACAGATCGATGCGGGTAATGCCGCCGATGGCTGCGGTGCTCTGCGTCTGATCGCCAACCGTCAAATACGTGCCGCTGGAATTGCCGTCGTCAACCCAGGCCAGCAAGCCGTCCATCGACTTGGTGCCTGACAGGGCTCCGGTGAAAGGCGGCGATACTGAACTCTGACCGTCCTGGTACAGACCAGTGGCGATCAGTTTCGCCATCTTCATCGAAGCGTTCGCGAACTTGGACTCCACGATGGAGAACGCTGCCTGCGGGCCACGGTTCAAAACGTCATCTATTCCATATAGCGTGACATTGACGTAGCTGGTCTTCATGTTGACCGCGAAGGCCGTGTCCGTGGTCACATAACTGATGTTGAAGTTGTCACCCTTCGAGAACCAGTCACCGTTCAGTTCGCTGTAGATGATGGGCCGTTGACAACCTGTTACTTTTATGACCTACTGACTTACAGCTACATCAGTAGGCGGGGCCGAGTGTCACCACTTGCCCTCTGCACGTCACCGTGCAGGTCGGACTCTATCTTTACTATCTCTGCTTCGGAGATAGCGTCTGGCATATTAGCCTCTACGGATTCTGGGCCTTTGGCGTTGAGACGGTGGAACTCTTTGCAGTACCAATCCCGAAGCACTCTAACCGCCAGCATTCTATTCCTTGACCATCGGAGGGAAGGACCACATGCCTTCTGGATTTCCCGATATCGAAGGAACAATTCCGCTTGATGCTTTTTTATCACCAGATAAGGGAGAATCCGTTTCAGTAATTCTTCCCCTGGCCTCTCGGACATCCTGACAAGCAGAGCCTTCTTATGCTTTGGGTTGTCAGCCTTCCGATTGGCCGGATGAACTTGGACATCAAGCACAGACATCAACCAACTAGCCAAAACGCAGGAAGTGGTCGTAGCCACCACGACGTAAGGGCGATACCGAAGCTTGCGGTCTCCGCTCTTGTTGAAGGCCTTCTTCATCCCGATTGTGCCTTCGCCATCGAGCAGCCCGGCTATGTAAGCCGCCTCAGTATCCGTAAGTTGATTGATTCTCACCGCCCAGTCTTTCCTCGGTATTGTCTTTGTTTTCAAAGAGTTTCACCGATTTAGCCAGATTTATCGTACACTCAACTATTTAATGTACGTTCCACCTTGGAAGCGCATTCTCCGACGATTGAGCAGTCGTGTGAAGAGCGGCGACTGTTTGAAGATCACATCAGTCGTCCTCTCCACAATATACTGATCAGTAAATGCAGTGAGGTCGCTTAATTGCAGTGCCATAGACAATCCTTCGTTAGTCCAAATCGGCGGCTATGGCACTACGCTCTACTATTTGAGCTTAGCGGCCAGCCGCGTTCTTGTTGAATTCCCTTGCCGCGTAGGCGGCAATCCCGCCGTCGCCAAGTGGGACTTCGGGAGCCCCGCTTGAATCGTCCTTCTTTTCCATCCCGAGCAACTTTTTCTGGAGCGGACCCATCGTAGGGCCTTCCATGTCGGTTGGGCTTCCAGAGCCTTGCGGCCCCATCCCAGCCACTCGCGCCAGCCGCTCGTCTGCCGCTTTCTTCTCTGCGACAAGAGCGTCATCCTTTTCCTTCAGCTTCGCGTCGTAGTCAGCTTTCATCTTGTCGATCCGCTTGGAAGCTACATACTTGTCGTTGTAGAAACCCCTCAAATCGACCGTTCCGGCTTCGTTCGCCGCCTTCAGGAACTCTTCGGGATCGAACATTTCCCCGAATTCCTGTTGATGCTTAGAGTTCAGGTAAGGAACCTCCAGTGCCGCCTTCGCCGTATAGGCGTTCAGGTTCTTAGTCCACTGTTCAAATCCCTTAACCTTCTCGTCAAAAACATCAGTTTTGACTAGCTTGGTGGGGTCGATCCCCGTTTTCTTCAGCCACTCGTTGCCGAAGCGTTCCACGTCTTCAAATGACATATCCCCTCCCAGTGCAATTCGGCTTTCCAGGTCGGCCTTCTCCGCTTCCAGAGTTTCGAGCCGTGTCTGTTTTTCTCGTTCCGCCTTGGTCATCTTAGCCTCGGGGTCCCAGTTTGCGGTGCGCCAATCGCGCCAGCCCTGAAGCTCCTCTAGCTCTGTTCGGTGTTCGTCAAGCTTTCTTGAGTAGTCGTCCTGGCGAAGCCCGAACTCCATGACCTTGGGGTTCTTTTCTGCCAACTGGGTGAAGAGGGTTTTGTCTTCATCGTTCCCAAACGTTTCAAGCAGCGCGTCAAACGCACTGCTCGTCTTCTTAGCCATAGCGCGTCCCTTCCAGCCAGAGGGTTATGCGCCCATTGCTTCAGGGCCTTCCGGCATCGCCATCGCGGTTTGCGCCGGTTCCGACCCAGTGGACATTGGGCTCCCCTGGCCTTGTAAACTCTGCTGTGCTTCTTTCTCGATCATCTTCATCATGCCCGCCGCCCTTGTCACGATTGGCATCAGCGCGGGCTTCTCAATCGACAACACCTTCGCCACGTCCATCATGTCCTTTGAAATGGACTGCATCTTTTGCAGAACAAATTGCATGGACGCCTGGGGACCGGACGCACCGCCAGCCCCCGCACTCTGTTGAGCCGCACCTTCGGCGTATCGCTGGAGTGGGGGAGCCTGCTGCTGGGTCACATCAGGGGAAAGAGGAGGGGTGGCTGTGGTGGCCATAAACGCCTAACCTACTTCGATTGTTTCACCGCACGGTCGCTCAGCGGAGTTTTGAACGACGTATAGCCTTTGGTCGGCGTGTGGTCCAAGGGAGCTTCTGAACCGGAGAGTTGGAACGTCCCGGCCCTTTCTCCCTTATTGAATTGCTGCAACGGAACAGGTGTGCGAGAAGTCGGGGCATGGGAGCCAAGCAACTGCTCTTCAGGAGTCCCCGTCTTGCCATCGTGCTCGACATTCAGCGGACTGTTCTTCTGAAGCGAGGCTTCTGATCCAAGAAGTTGTTTTTCCATGTGGTCTCTCTTTTATGGCAGGCGCAGAGGGTAGTGTCCAAGCGATTCTGCCTGTTCTCCACTACCCCCTATCGGCGTTGAGTTACGCGCGCTTGTGCCCGCGCTTCGCCTTGCGGCCCTTTTTACGTGCCATAATGTAGATCCCCCTTTCTCAGTTTTGGCTGGAGTCCCAACCGTTACTAATAAATCGGCTAAGGGGCTTAGGATGGTGCGCCCAGAAGGAGTCGAACCTTCAATCTACTGATTAAGAGTCAGTTGCTTTATCCAATTGAGCCATGGGCGCACACTTCAGACGTTCCCCGTCTTCTGGCCACCCGTCATCTTGGGAGCAGACTGCCCTGACGGCTTAGGCGCTTTGGCCCCAATACCCATCTCATGTTCCTGCTTGAGCATTTCCATAAGCTGTTTCGGGTTGAGTTCCAAAACGCTCCACAGATATTGCAGGGGCAGTAGGCCCTTTGCGGCCATATTGATGGCTGTCTGCTTTTCACGGTCACGGCTAGATCCTAACAGCGATCCCGGCGTAATCATCATCGAGAAGTTCTTCCAGTGATCTTCGCGGGTTACGTGGTCAGGAATGAGATTCGGCCCTTCGTAGTTGAAGTCCTCCAGGCTGATCCCGTCTTTCCCTAAGAGTCGCAACCGCATGGGCAACTCGAAGTATTGGAAAACGTTGGACATAGCCTGTACGCCAACATCACGCAGGAACAATTCCCCGTAACGGGATTCCAATTGAGTTGGGGTGTTCAACATTTCCCGCATCTGTTCGATGGTGTCGCCGCCTGGAACTTGCTTTTTCTTCCCAAGTGCCCCTGGATCGACAATCCCGGCAAGGCGGTCAAACTCCATCGACAGGTATTGGTGGGCCTGCATCACCCACGCGGGGATCTCTGGGGGAGCTATGTACCTCACGTCCGTCTGAGGATTGCTGTTCGGCAGCATGTAGAGTCTTGCCCCTGGCATGTCGGGGTAGAACTCCCGCCACGTTGCTTGGGGCACAGCGCCCGCTTTGGTGACAACCGTGGGGTTGAGAGCCCGCCGCACCATGTCCAGGATGCCAGCGATGATCTCATTCATCCCCTCGTTAAGAGGTAGCAGGTCTCGATACTTCGACAGGCCCCAGAAGGACCACGGGACTGGATTGAGGCGCAGCGTAGCGAAGGGGAACAGCCCATGCCAGAACGGGGCAGGCCCATCGTACATCAGCCTGCGGCCCGCAAACACCAGGAGCCGTTTACGTGGATACAGACGCTCTCCGGGGTTGACCCAGTACCACCAGTTGTAAAGGGTAAGCGGCAGATAGGGATGCCGCATCAAGACCTTGTTCTTGGATTCGTTCACCTGCGGGTCATCGACGTAGTACTCTTGCATTTCCAATGATTTGAAAACGCTGGTGCCAATATCCCCCGATCCTATGCGAATCCCAACAGAGCGCCGCATTGCTGGCGATAAGCGCTCCCAAGTGTACTCTGGATATTCTTTAGGCCGCGTGAACTGCGCCGCTCCGCCCGCGCCCTGTTCTACGTCGGACAGTTCTTTTTCAATTCCAGCGCAGCCGTAAGGAAACTTGTTCCTGAAATATGACAGGGCTTTCCACGTCTTGTAGAGCATGGCTGTGGAATTCTGTAAATGGAATCCAGGCTGGATCGGGAATACAGAATCCGGCCCACAGGAAATAGCCTGCATCATCCCTGGAGACGCCGCGCCAATCTTCCAGAACCCTGTCCCGTTCAATTTGGTGATGTCGTTGACGCGGATGAATTCAGCATCCATGTCTCTTGTCAGCCACTCTGAGCGGATGACCTTAGAAACGATGTCTGCCTCCCCTTTGTAGGCGTCAATTTTGGTAGAGATGTCTATCGTAGGACGGGTTTGGGTAAGGAGGGAAAGGTCGGTAATGCGAGAATTGTTGAGGCGATTGTCGAAAACCTTTGACTTGTACTTCGCTCTACGCCGATCCCAATACTCCCCGCCAAGCGCCCGCATGTACCTAGCAGCAGCTTCCTTTTCTGGGTTCAGGTCTGCTGTTTTGTAGGCTTCCTCTTTTGCGGATTCGCGCCAATGCTCTAACCCTGACAGGTACTTCTGCCTGTCCTCGCCCTGATTCCCGGTGGCATAATGCGCGTTCTCACCATCTGAGTCAGAGCCGTAATGTGGGCCAACTGGCAAAAAATCCATAGTTTCGTCGTGTCTGGATACAGACAAACGCTCTCGTTACTTTGAATCGAGGCCCTAGTCCGCAACCTCCACAGACCGCTCAACCACAGTGATGGGAGCCGGTGCCTCTGGCGGTAGGGGCTTTGCTTTCTGCTCTGCAATAAAATCCTCGTTGACACTGGCCCAGCACCCCGGCATTCCTTGGCAGCTTGCCCCCTTAGCCGAATACTCCGCGTGCGGCGGCATGTCGCTCGGCATTGTCAGTCCTTCGGCCTTGCAATACTCCCTCTGCTCTTGAACTGTGCGGATGCGAACGGGCTCAGGGGAGCCATCCACCATACGGCTACTTCTGACCCGATAGGCGACGTGCCCGCCGTCCTCTGTGGGGTTCTGGGTTACGCATCCCGGCTGGTTGTACTTGTCGAGAGTGCCCAACCAGATGGCGTGGGAGATTGAAGGCATAAGCTGCGTCGGATTGCCACACTCCACACAGTTGGGCATCGTAGCACCAATCTTCGTGAAGTAGGCTTCCCAGACGCGCCCCTGCAAGTAGCATCCTTCGTGAGCGCAGGCGAATTCATAAATTGGCATTAGGCAACCTCTACCGGAGCCTCCAGCGCCTTTGCCCGATCCACGGCCTTCCGCGCTTCCGTAACGAGTTGCTGGATACCCTTTTCAACCTCCGCGCCGGTTGGGCGATCTTTCCCCGTCAGCCCCTTCAGAATCTCAGGATGCGGGAAATACACCGGAGGCTGATACGCCGGGTCTAGCGAATAGGCCCAGTTGTTCTCCATGCCGATGGAGAACATATCGTCGATAAGCTCCTCTGGCGTGCGGCCCATCTCGGCAGCGCGATCTTTAAGCGGCTGCACCCAAGTTGGGTCCAACGTCAAGAGAAACGTGTGGGAGCCGTCCTGGATATTGCGGCTTGCCCCAACGGCATTCACAACATCGCTGCCGTTGCTGACTGGCTTTTCGACAGTTTCCTCGATCTTCTTGACCTGATCGGGCGACAGCATGACGCCGCCGTTAGCATAATTCTCGAACCAAAGCCGTGCTCTGGTAGCCAGCCAATCGGTGAAGGGGACATCTTTCAGGGAGTCCTGGAATTGCTTCGCGGTTTCCTCCCGAAGTACGAGCGTCAAAGGGATATGGATAGACGGCTGGACGGGCATGGTTGACCTTTCTACGAAACAATACCGGGGGCCGAAGCCCCCGGCTTACACTCTTGCAAGAGTTACTGGCTGACGGGCGTGCCGAGCGTAATGGTCACACCGGTATCGGCACCAGCGACCACATCAATCAGGTCGGTGGCAACGATGGCCGCTGCGCCAGTGGCAGCCGGAGTGATCGTCACCGTGAACGTAACGCTGAGTGCGAGCGTCGAGCTAGCCACCAGGAAGCCGGAGGCCACGCTGCCAGCTACAGGAGTCGCGTCGGGCACGACGGCCAAAGAGGCGGGCATGGACGAAATGGCAGTCACCACATCGCCGGGCTGGAGGGTTGTCGGGTTGTTGTCTACGTCGGTGACAGCCACCGCATACGAGACCTTCTGTGCATCTTGAAGTTGGAAATTAGCCATGTGAACTCCTATAGGATTCTATTTCTGTGGTTGCGGTTTCCCGAGAGTGATTTGCAACTTCACTGGCGGTCCTGGTATGTAGAAAACGGCCTTCTCGATGACTGCGAGACTGTCCGTGATCTGAGCCAGCGTAAGAACTTGAGCCTCGCCTTGCTGCTGGACGAGGGATCGCACGGCAGCAATCTGAGCCGAAAGCCCCGACTGCCCTACTTTGACCTGTGAGGCCAAATTGGCTTGGTTCGTTAGCACATTTCGCAGTAGGGCGATGATCTGGTGAACCAAGTTTAGAATTGTCATCATACGATTTTCTCAAGGAGACCGTCGCCCTTAGGCGACGGTCCCCTGCGCTTAATTTATGGGCCTGCCGCTACTTGGAGATCATGGGCCACAATTGGGATAGTGCCCAGAAGAACAAGCCGCCGCAGACGAATGACGGATAGTACGGCTGTGGGCTGTTCCACCAGCGCGACCATGCGCCGATACCGAACAGTACCACGGCGATCACCAGGAAGAGAATTGAAACGGTCATTGAACTCACCCTTTCGTTACGCAGACTGAATCGTCTTTGCTGAGTTTGAGCAGGGGCTCGCGTGGCGGCTTGACCGCCAGTTTGTAGAAGAGTTCCTGGAACCCGCTCTGTGAGGCGGTGTGCAGGATTACGGAGAGGACGGCGGTGGCGGCCGGGATCTGGATGACCAGCGTGCCACCCGATGTCCAGGTACCGGTCATTGAGACCTGAAAGCCAACCGAGGTGAAGAAGGCAACGGCAATCGCCAGCACCCGGTTAATGGTGTCCGTTCTCGCTGAGAGCCAGGGAAACCACGGTGAGCCTTTGAGCCATTGGAGCAGGTAGACCAGGATGACGCTGACGCCCGCCTGACTTCCAAGTTCGGTTGAGAGCATGACTTTCCTTTATGCGGACACCGCAGCCAGATCGTCCGTCAATGCGGCGATGTCGAACCCAGCCGGGCATTGCCCGTTGTCGGCGAGCCAGTCTTGCGAGATGACCACATAAGCCTCGTCGCAATAGGCCTTCATGAATGTGGCGTCGGTTGCCATCAATCCGCCCCACGTAACTGTCTGGTAGAGGTCTAGGTTTGGGTCCAGTGTGGCGTCTGCCTGACCGACGCAGTGCCCGCCCCAACTACCGGGTTCCCAATCCCCGCTCAGGTCGGATGGGATATTACCCCAGAAGTTAGAATTCTGCATGGCGGCAGGAAGGTTTACGCCATCGAAGGTCGAACCGAAGATCCAAAGGGCCGCGTTGATTTCGTCGGGATCGGCTAAGTTGATCTGCGCGAATGCACCAATCTTATGCACAACGCCGCCGATGGTGATGCCCGTGTTGCGCCAGTAGTTCAACGCGGTCAACATATCGCATCCGTTGTCGGTTGATGGATCGCCGGGAACATAGCCGCCGATGGCCGAGTACAGCGAAATCACTTCGGCATCGCTCGGCACCGGCATAGGATGTCCCGCATTGGCGGCGTGCTGCATAACAGTGTGGCACATCTGCGCGGGTACACAGCAGTTTCCTGAGATAAGAACCTGTCCATTGCGCCGCGTCACCAGGGTTGAGTTAGGGACCGTGGCGCAGAACACCTCCCCGCGATAGTGGTCAATCTGAACGGTTGGCTTGCTTGATAGCCTTTGAAGGGTAACTAGGCCCTGCATTCTCCATTCCGTCAATGTGTGATCGTCGTGGTCCGTTGCCCCGGTGACTATCTTGCCTTTGATTATCCCGTCGCGCATTGGGCGAGAATAGATGCCCCCGCGTTTGCCAATTCGCAGAAGAAGTTCTTGTAGGTCATCAATCATGCGCCTACTGGTGGAACTGAAGCTCCGGGAGCCCTCCCCTGAAACGTGCTGATCTCCGTAGAACTTCAAGAAGCCTTGTACTTGCGAAACGGACGCCACCTTGACAATGTCGGGAACCCGCTTGAATGGACTCTTCAGGGTCGGGTTCGTGTAGCAGTTCACCTTCATCCACTCTGCGAGAGCGCCATCCGTGAACTGCCATACGCCCCTGCGCTTGGGGAACTCGCTGATGCCAAGCCGACATGCAAGCGCCGCCACCATCTCGCGCCGATCTTCCCGAAAGCAACAGAAACTTATCGTATCTCGGTGGTGCTCGGCGTTACTGACGTATCCATCGGAAAGGACCAGTGCCAGGATGGCCAGAAAATCGTCACCATCCCAGTCCCTGCCTCCAATCCGCAGGGATCGCAACTCCGCCCCCAGGAATCCGGTAGTCGATGCTGGTAAAGCAACCCGCGTGCCCAACTCCGAGATCGGGGAGAACTGATAGTGGCCGTAACCGGAAGTCCCAGGAACGTACTGCCCGTCTTGGTACGGGATTACATAGGGCCGGTGAAACATGCGGTGATTGGGTGTTAGGCCAAAGTCCAGACTCCTATGGTCGGCAAAGTACATTGGGCCGTCGTAGTCCCACCGCTGAAGAGCAGACGGCTGCTGGAACTCTAGGAGGCCTGTAGTTTGGTTCATCGTCCCCAACGGGGAGCCGTCATATTCCGGCCAGGGCTGCCAGCCTTTCTCTGTCAGCACCTCAGTTGTGGCATCGTGGCAACCATATCGGTCGTTCAGCAGCATCCGGTAGCCGCCCTGCTTCATCACGGCGGGGCTGTACTGGACGCTCTGCGGCGTGGGCGGCAGTTTCCCTATGGTTAGGTATTTGGTGAGCTTCAGATTGCGATCATCGGGCGGACTCGGGTTCCGACCGAGCTTCCATGTAAATTCTGGCATGGTAGGCCCCTTAGCGGAATCCGCCCAACAGGTAGGCTATGAGCAGGATTAGCAGAATGGTACCGAGACTGATACCGAACCCGCCCCCTGCGCCGAAGCGGTTATAGCCGTACCAACCTCCGCCCGAGCCGAACAGCAGAATCAGAATGATGATTAGAATCAGCATAGCCCACTTACCATCCTTTGCCAATCAGGAATGTGGCGATCACTTGATAGTTGGAGTTGTTGTTCACGCTGCTTTTGACGAACCGCACCGGAAGTGCGATAACAAACCCGCGCGGCAAATGGATGATGGGCATCTCGCCGCCGCTCCAGGTCCAGCCGGTGTTCGACCCGGCCCAACTCACCCCGGCCCCAGTGACCGTATAGAGGCCCAGCCAGTGAACCGTGAATAGCTTCTGCGCCACGCCAGGGGCGAAGTTCGTGGACACATTTCCCGGCTTAGTGGAGTCGGACAGCACGTCCAGGCTGGAAAAGAACCAGGAACTTCCGGCAATAGCGTGCGCGTAAACCGCTGTACCAGCCAATGAAGCGGCGCTGGTATGGTTGTAGCTCACTCCAGCCGCCGCAAAGTTATCTTGAGCGAGGGCCGATCCCGATACGATCATCAGCAGGAGCAGCGCGCGCATGGGCTACTTCTTGAGGTTGTCGATGGCGATTTGAAGATTCAGCGCCCTGGTCTTGACGTCGCTGAGGTGATGACGCGCTATCTGGTGAGCCCAGCCGGTGGCTGGGAACGCCGTCGCCGTAGTACGCACATTCGCCTTAAACGCACCCGTAGCCGCTGGCGGCGGGTTGATGGCGTTCAGGAAGGCGTTGATGGCTTGTGTCACGGGGATAGCGTACACCTGCGCCTCCGGAGGGAGCGCATTCAACTTCTGGAGCGCGTTGGCGAAGTAGGCGGTGATCTTCAGCGTCTTGACTGCGGGCGCATCCGAAGAGGCGAGTTCCGTACTCGTCTGGGTGTAAGCAGCCGGGACATCGGCAATCGCCGCCTCGATGGGCGTAGCGTCAGCGGCTGGGATCTTGCCCGCCGTGGCGAGGCTGGCGACAAGGATCTCGGACGCCGCCACGCTCGCTTCCAAGGTGAGCAGAATGTCGGAACCGGTACAGCCGGTCTGGGTGAGCATGGCGGCCGCGGCAAACACGGCCAGGAATGGTTTGAATTTCATCGGGAATCTCCTTTAACTTTCTTACGACGGCAAACCTAGTTGCTTCCTGAGTTCTGCTTCGACCCTGCCCGCTGGCCCATGAACCACTTCGACTGCGAGGATCTGAAGGGACTCATCATACCGAGCGTCGGCTTCGACCTCGATGAAGAATTTATGCCCCTTGATGTCCCAGGAATCAGGCGTGCTGCCCGGTTTCACGGTTGAGCCATTGGCTGTGAGTTGAGCGAGTAGATTGTCTACCTGTGCCCGAGTTACCGGAGCGATGTCGAACGATGGGTTGTCCATGGTGCTCCCTAGTCGCGTATCTGTCTACACTACCTCGCCGTAGATAATCTGCCCATTGTAAGCAAACTTAAAACTTTGTCCGAACCCCAAATCAGCAGCGGCCATCTGCACAGTATAGGTAAAGGGATCGGTAGCGTGTTGCGGACCGTAAGTCCCGTCGCTGTTTGGGGCTGGTATGGCATAGGTGTTGGCGGGGGTTGACCCCCAGATCGTTGGAACACCAATAGGGCCGGGGGTAAATATGATCGGCGTGCCAGTCGTGATGGTCGTGGCTAGCGTTGTGTCAAGCTGGACAAAGGTTGATTGGATTGTGTGGACATGCGTGTTGGCTGGGATACCAGCAGCATTGGCCCAAACGCCAGTATAAAGCCCAGCGGTTGAAGGAAAATACAGGACATAGGTACCGGCAGCGCTACCCGCATTGGTAGTCAACGTCATCTGGCTTGGCATCTGGCTGTGAATCGCACAGATCCCCTTGCCTTGATATACGATGTCCGTCCCACCAGTGTCCTGGCGGTAATTCAAAGTCGAAGTGTATGTCGTCGCTGTATTGCAGGAGGACACGGGATTTTTCTCCTTCCCTATTCCTTTTAGGGGGTCGGGCTATGCCAGCGCCGTCTTACGCCCCTACGATACTATGAAATCGTATTTTCGTCCACCTAGAAAACTTCCATGTCGTTCGGATTATTCCACTCCTGCGATGGGTCCCAATACTGGTTCGCTTCATTGATAAGATCATCTTCCCCTTGTTGCGACACTGGAGCACCACCATTATTGTTCCGCGTAATCTCAAGCCTACGGCTCCCACATACCGCACACCGCATCCCTCCAGACTGGACTACTTTGTGATTGGGGTCCATCTGCGGCTGAAACTCTGTCGGGTCTATGTTCTTATCCTCGACTGTGTTGGCCCACCATTCGTTCGGGCAGTTCTGGCACTTTATCACATAGACGGCATCTTCTTTTGCTAACTTCGCCTTCGGCGCGATCATACCTAAAGCGTCGTTCCAGTCTCCCTCGTGGGCCGTATAAAGGGAAATCATACACGCTAAAAGCTCATCGTCCCACTCGTCCTGGTCGCCTCCAGCACTGTAGGAGTCTTCCTCGTCCTTAACAAAATTCTTCATCTCCTCTGCGAGATTGCGGGATCGGACAAAGAACAATTCCTGCTGGAGCCATCGCTTAAACGTCTGCCAGAGCCGGGGACGGGAAGACATATTTGTCCACCATCCCAACTTGTTTGACATGATGTTCAGGGAATCTAAGTGCTTCCAGCGGTATAGATTGGGATACCCCAACTGGTAGCGCAGCGTGCCTAAGCAAATGTCATATCGGTTGCATTCGACAGACATCAGTCCGCTGTTGTAAAGCAAACCAAGATGGTTCAGTTTGTAGGCAAACCCAATAGGATCAATCGTGTTTGCCCTCCACGTTGCTACCTGATAATCTCCGCCGCCTGTCGTGCTAAACCGGATAGCGACCCCTACGCTGTAGGCCGACTTGCCGCCCAACCCCTCCGAGAGATCAGCGCCTATGCAGTATTCAGCCTCCGGCATGGGCCACTCCCAGATCTTCAGCGGAGCATCGTCGTAAGTGTGATCGAGGTTGCAATCCTCCTGGTAGCAGGAATAAAACCCAGCTTCGTTCTTTGGATTGGTAGTATTACATCCGTGGAATCTTCCAGCCAGATCAAAGTCTCCCTCTGCTATCGGGTTCCGCACGTTTATATTGGCGAAGTCCTGCGCCTTCTGCCCGAATATCTGATAACCCTGCAACTGGAATGCCTCTTCGCCTGTGCTGGCCATTTCCTGTTTCAGTAACTTAGAACTCTCTTCGTCTCTGTCCGAATTCTTTCTACGATGCTCATACCATGCCAGTTGCTCGTCGGCCAACACGTATGGGTTAAGTATCCCAATCTCGCAGGTTGGGCAAATTAAACCAGATCTGTCTACCTTTTGAACGTAGCGGTAGTGATACTGTAAACATTCACTTCGCTGGCAGCGAAGCCACTCCGACTCTACTTTCTCCCTCATTCTAAACTCCGGCGTCTCAACCCTCCAGTTGACAGGCACCGGGCGGACTCTAGTTGCCTCAAAAAAGAACGGAAGGAATAGTGGATACCACTCAGCCTCATCGCTCCCCAGCAATTCCATACAGCGCTTCCAGAGTTTATGCCCGTAACGGTTGGCCCCCTTAGCCGTTGATTCCAAAATAGCAAAGGTGTTCTCATCTTCCACAAGAGCATTCACCATGTCTTCATCAATAATCCCGCGAGCTACGTCCTCCGTATATTCCGTGAACTCAGAAACGTGTACGGCGCTTAACCTTATTCCCTGCCCGACGCCAGAAGAATTCGCTCCCCTAACGAACACCTTGCTGTTTAATCCTGGGTCTATGCTCCTTAAGTCTGGCTTGGGATTGTCGAAGTATAGAAGCTCGTCAGCCTTCCTCTGGGCGCACATCGGCTTCATCCACCAGGGCATATTATCGTAAATGAAGCACATTATAGGGAACAAAACATCCGAAGTATGGGCCTTGTCGTAAGAGACTACGAGGGCATTGATGTTTGAAAAGAACATAGTACGCCAAGCTATCAACGCTTCAATTAAAGTCGAACATCCCAATTGTCTCGCTTTGATGATTATAATCTTTTGTGGCTGTTTCTTAGCCTTCATTTCAAGAACTTTTTCCAATATAAGTTCCTGGGCCGGTAACAGCGTAAGTAATTGATTTCTTAGCTTTTTGGTAGTGATCCAGAAGTAGTTTCTGGCCGCATACACGAAGTCGTTCCGGCAGTGTTCGAGTTCGCGGAGGATGACCCTGACCTCCGAAGGGGTGAGGTTGTCGGATTGATTGAATTTGCCGTCTTGATTCAGGTGCTCGATAAGCTGAGCAACCTCAAGATCTTGGTGCCAACGGGAGTCGGCCATACACACGCCCTTACTCTGGGGTCACATCAATGACGTTGGTGGCAGAGAGATTTCTTTTCTCCAATTTGCGGACAAGGGACTCGAAGCTGACGGAGGTGTTCTCGGTTTTGTTATTGTTCTGCTGGAGCAGGTTGTTGGTGACGGTGACGCCCCCTGGCGGCTTGATGAGGTTCACAATTTGCAGGGCCAACTCGATGCAGCGCACGTTTCCGTCTTTGATCTTCTGGCGCAAGCCTATGAACGCCTCTGTGAGCATCGGGTCAATGTTCTCTATGAGATGGCGCTCTGGGATCTTGGCGATGTTCTTGCGCGTAACCTTGATGGCGGAGCGGCTGATGGGGGGTGTAAGGGCCTCAGTTGCGCCGCCCTGGTTCGTTATCCCCAGGAAACTGGGGTTTGTGGACTGATCCGCCATACACTGTTAGGAATCGCCTATCACTTGCTAAACTTCGATGCCGCCACTCCCGCGACCGGCGCTCCCCACTGGCTTAAATCGTTGCCTGAAGCCTGCTCGTCGGTTGTGTTCCATGGGGTGCGCTCCTCCTGCGTCCCTCGGATCGTCTCGTCTAGGGATTGCGGTGGGGGGATGGCGAACTTCGGTTCTATCTTCCGGCGCTCAGAGGTGTAGCGGGCATTGGCTTGCGCTGTAATCTCGTCCAGTACTCGCTTCGGGTTCATGTCCGCATCGGACGTGGACACTACCACACTAACGCATTCTGCTGGGTCAGACACCCCCGGCTGTGCGTAACTGATCTTTACGGTCGGCATGTAGATGCCGCCATTTCGCATGTCGGCAAAGCTCTCCCCAGGCCCTCTCTGAATGCTTCGGGTCAATGTGATTGGGGCTTTACACCCAGGAGGATGGACTTGCAGGGTAGCCGGGAGGTTCTTGCTGTAGTGCTCAAACATCTCCTCTTTAGTGAAATTCTCTATGAATCCCACCGTAGGCTGTTTGGGCTTGAATCTCTCCGAGACGTCGGCAGCGTCCCTCGCCGTGGGGAGGATGATGGCTGGGTCTGCGGGAGGAAGCTCTTGTCTGGATACAGACTCGATTGCCGGGCTGGTAGTAGTTCCCGCCACCTCCAGCGCCATGGCAAACATATCCGCGAAGTCCTCCATCTTTGCTATGAGATGGTCCGCAAAGGCTTCTACGGTTTGGAACTTCTGCCCTGCTTTCAAGGTGCGAAGAATTATGGGCTTGAACTGCTTAGGAGTCATGCTTCTCCCGGTCCTTTAGAAAATCCTGCTCCAATGCTACTTCGACGCATTTCAACATTCCCAGCAAGGACACAACTGAACTTGGCCTAGAGCCACTCCAACAAATATCTCCATATTCATCAGTCCAAACCACTAGGACATGGGTTGGCTCTGCCTTACCAAACTCTTCAAGGCAAGTCATCAGAGCCTCAGACGGGGATCGCGTGGCTACGGTCTCACTCATAGAACCTCATCGTGCACAGCAAATAGAAAACCGTCGAGTCTTCCTTCTGCTCGCATATTGGAGAAAGTTTATAGCTTACTTGAAAACTACCATGCGGGATACGGACCACGTTACCACTTTTTACGTCTAAGATAGACACGCCATGACCGTCATTAAACTGGACAAACCCTTCGGGCAGGTATTCGTTTTCAACAATCTTCAGATCGGTCAGGTCACCCATGTCACTCCATTCCCAAGTGCGGTAGCGCCGCCTGCTCCGCAATCCGCCCTTCGGCTATCTCCTTAGCCCTCTCGATACCAACAGAGGGATCTTCGGCTAGGACCTGCGCTACTTCCCAATGCAGGCTGGCGTCCTCTTCTTTGGTGTAGTCCACGCCCGCTTCAGTCTCTCTCGGCTTCACTACGACGCCAACGAAGCGATCAATCGAGTCTCGGAGCTTCGCCACTTCAATAGCGATGGCCCCGGCTGCGTTGCCATGCCCTGCGATGAGTTTGGGGATGTCGCTCAGATCCTTAGCGACAGAGGAAAGAGTCTCGACGGCCTTGCAGAACTGCTCCTGGACTTCGATCTGCTTCTTTCGGCTGCGGTACATCCAATAGCCGCCAACGGCCAATGCCACTAGGAAAAGGCAGAAGCAGAACGTACCAAAGATGGCCAACAGAATTGTTTGCATTTTCGCCCAACATCAGTGTACTGTGGATTTATGGATAACACAATCCCCACTCCCAAGAAATTAGGCCGTAAGGCCCTGCCAGAAGATAAGAAACGAGTGAGGATTGGATGCAGGGTTTCGCCCCAAACTATGTCTTTCCTATTAGAAAGGACCGCCGTTCAAGGTTGCAGCATGGGTAAGGTTATTGATTTTGTGGCGGAAGCGTGGCTCAAGGCTGAGCGCCCATAGCCGTTACAAAGCGAGTAAACTACCGCCAGCTAAAGCAGGCGGCTTTTGACTAGGTATGGGAAACACAACCAAAACCCGTCAAGTTTGGGCTGCTTACAAGAGCCCCCGCCCGGATGTTCCGGGCAGCGTTGAGATCGGCGTGAACTTCGTGACCGCACGAGCGACACCGAAACTTTGCCTGATAGCGATTCTCCTTTGCGCAGTGTCCGCACTTAGCGCAAGTCCGGCTGGTGTTGCGAGGGTCAACGGCAACCAACGGAACTCCAGCCAACTTCGCCTTATACTCCAAGAACAGACGCAATTGGGAGAAGGCCCAGGAATGCAGAATGGCTCGTTGCTTTCGCCCAACCGTAACCCGACTGGAGATGCCTTTGAGTTCTTCAATTGCGATCCCACGTTCGGTGCGTTTAGCTTCGGCAATAATCTGCTTACTGATGTTGTGGTTTGTCCAGGTAGCGAACCTTCGCTCACGCCCGGAAAGATCTTTAAGTTTCCGCTTGGCCGCTCTGGTCCCCTTACTCTGGAGCTTAGACCTGAGCTTGCGGTGGCGGTGGCGCACGGCTTTAATGGCCGACCCGCTGTAAATAGCCCCGTCGGAATCGGCGGCAATGTTGTTTATCCCCAGATCGACTCCGAGAAAATCAGTGGGCGTAACGGGGGCATCTTCGGGGAGATCCACGGTGCAGTACAGGTAGAACTTCCCCTTGCGATAAACCAAGTCAGCCTGCCCCTTGATTCGGTCGAACCGCTTCCCCTGGTACTCTCCGTAGATCAACGGCAGGATCACGCGGCCCTCGGGCATGGCCCAGATGCTAACTTTGTCCATCCCCCTAAATCCCATGATGCGTTCATCATAGGTGATCGCGCCGTGTGGTTTGAACGTCGGACAGACAGACTTATCCCGCTTGAAGCACTCTACGGCCTTACCAACAGCACGAACGGCCATCTGTGCGGACAGTCCAAAGCGATCTCTGATTTCCCGGTAGGCCAGTTTGTGAATGCTCGGCTGCGAGAAGACCTTGGCTTCAAACCCGCATTTCGCCGCAAATGTAGCGGCCTCATTGTACTTCTCCATCGTCAACAAGAGCCGCTGGCGCTGTTCAGCGTCGGGCAGGAGTTGGAGTTGGAGAGTCAGTTTCACTGTGTGGAGTATATCTCTCCTAAAGCCACAAGTCAAGAAGAAAAAGGAGGAAATGCGATTCCTCCGCCGCCTGAAGGCGACGGTCTCCTCGCTAAAAACTCATGAGCCGCGTCCTGTAACTTGCCCAAGGCTGTTTTCAATAGCAACTTGGCTGTGGCCGTACCAATCCCCATCATCTCCGCAATTTCCGCAGGCTCCATCTCTTCATCCCCATATGCCAGATCAATTGCCTGTTGCTCCGTCTGTGTGAGATGAGCGTCTGACATGATGGTGGAGATTTCTAACTGTATGGATTCTAACTCGTTATACGTGTCGGCCCGATCAGACGAAAAAAAAGAGTCAGTGTAGTCCTGACTCAAGTATTCGTCGCGGAGGCTGGGGTTCGAGCTTCCTCTCGCTGTCTGCCCCTTTGGCGTCCCCATTGAAACGAAGCGCTCTCGGTAGAGCATCGTATGGGTTTCGCCTGGGGCTAGCCGCGTTATCAAGTGTTGGGATCGGAAAAAGTCTAAAACTCGCCCACCTACGCGCTGGACAGCCCAGATCCAGAAAGAAGCGTAGGGGTCTTTGCGAGGCTCAGTAACCGCAATCCCCAACACTGGCGACCAGAAGATGATGAGGTCGGCTACGTGGGCAAGTTTCTTTTGGAATGCCTGGAGATCAGGATTGTAGGATAGGCAACAGCGCCACAATGCCAGCCTAGCCTCAGATCTGGCCTCTTCCTGATAGGTCAACGCTCCCGATACGCGATAGCTCCAACAGAGCCTTTCGGCCACCCTGTCGGCTTGCGCCAGATGCCTATCAAAGAGTGTTTGGGGCTCCACCAGCATTAAGCATACATCGAACTATAAGATACATTCAAGTCTTATCCTTGAACAAAAGCCCCATCTGTGGTTTTTTCTTGGCCTTCGCCGGAGGGCCGCTGCTTTCTTGTTGCACACTAAGGGTAGGCTGCGACCGCGCCCGTACTTCTTCGGTTATTGTCGCCGTAGTCGCATCATGCCGCCACTTCTCAAAGGGGACTGCCCTTTCATCGGCAGGAGCGTCCCAGCCCTCGTCAGTCCACTTCAAAGCGCAAGCACCCCCTCAGCTTCGTCCATGTAAGCGTCGAACGTCTGGCACTTCAGTATTCTCAGGGTCTCGGAGTGGTAATGAAAACACCTATAGCCAGTCACGCTGTCAGCGCTTGCAAGATACTCATTGAGGATGAAGTCATCCATCGCGTCCAGTTTCAGTCCCTTATAATAGGGCTTTGAGACCCGAATTAGCCATTTGCCAATGGGTACGGCAGTGTCACCTGTGGGCCGGTAGAACCTGACTTTACCTGTGGAATGGTCCTCAAACAGACCGGGATCGTCTTTGGCCGACGTGTTCCTGGAACCATTCCCCGAGCGCTTCGGTAGTTTGTGCGGCATTCCCTTGACAGATCTCCAGGTGCTTCCTCGTTAGAACCGTAGCGTAGTCGTCGCCAACCCCGCCGTCCTCTGCGCTCAAGTTCAGCCAGTATCCACAGCGCGTACACAGCACTCGTCGCGGCTCATCACAGTAGCCGTGGTAGAGGGTCGGGTTGAGTTCTAGTGCTTCCATGTCTGCATCCAGACTTTCTCAATTAAAGTCTAGCCTGTCAATTAAGAAAACGCAAGACTTTAATTACTTCGCCCCGTGGATTCGCTTTTCGATCATCGACAGGATTTGCTTTCTCCCCGACGACCTGCCAACTACCCATCCAAGCCAGAATATCCACACGTTCTGGACTAAGACCACTACGCCAATCCATTGTTGCATGCTCATCGCTGTGCCACCACATACTGCCCGTCAGCCTTCTTGACTACGGGGCTTAGATGCCACGATGCTTGTTCGAGTTTCGCAAACTCGTAGCCCTTGTATTGGTGGACGCACAGCATGTTGAAGGAAACAACGCCGTAGGCCAACTCCCCTTCCTTAGCTTTGTTCGTCAACTTGGGGAAGTGGTAGTACATTGTGTAGCCCAAAGACTCCACCAGTTTCATCAGTTCGGCGGCGCGGCAGGGCCGTCCATAGGGGTTGTTCGCGTCTGGCGGGATATTGTCAAGAGCATTCTCCAGGTAGAGGTACGGCTGATCCCGCTTGATTGTTTCCAGCGCCCCTTTGACAACGTGAATCTCCATGCCTTCAGTGTCGGCGATGATGAGGCCGACCTGATCCTTTGGATGCCAACAAGAGTCGATGGGCCTCACCTCTACTTTGATCGTGTCATCCTGGCTTGTCCAGCCCAGCAAAGAGGCACCACCAATGTTCCCCGGCTTGTCTGGATCAAGGACCGGACAGTACATCCACCCTTCTCTTTCTCCAAGTGCATAGCACTTTGGCAAGCATACAATTTCATCCATCATTTCAATGTTTTTACATAGTAGGGTGTATTCTATTGGGTTCGGCTCAAAGGCAACCAGCATCTTGGCAGCCGTCGCAACCGGAACCGCGATGGCCCCGATGTTCGCCCCGGCTAGGATCACGTTTCGATCCTTCGCCAGCACCTTAAGAAGATCCACTTCGTCAGGCGAGTATTCTTCATACAGATCTAGCACGTCGCCGATGTAGAGGCTTGTCGTGCGATAGGTGAGGAGCCCGTTAAAAGTCTGCTTTGTCTTGAGCATCGTCCCTCCTACGCTATCCTAGCTTTGATCTGGTTTGCCTTGAACACGTCCTCTACTGACTCGTGCCGCCATTTGCCACCCGTGCGAGTGCGGTAGCCATTAAAGTTTAGCGCTGCCGCGATTCCACGATAGCTCATCTGGTCGTTGGCTCTTGTGTTTACAATAAGCCTTATGATCGTCTGTTCTCCAACGTCTTGGATCAGATTCTTCCCCTCGCCCATCTTGAACCCAAACGGGATGTTCCCCACCCGCTGCCCCTTCGATTTCTTATACGCCAGCGCCGCTTTTGTCCGCTCGGAAATCACTTCCCGCTCCCATTGGGCAACGGCACCCATGACGTTGATGACAAGACGGCCTGCGGCGCTCTGTGTGTCAAGGGACTCAGCTAGGGATACGAGCGCTACGCCATGCTTATCAAATAAGGATAGGAGGTGCGCCAAATCCCCCACGCTTCGGGTCAGCCGGTCCAGCTTGCAGATAATGACGACATCGACTTCGTGGGCCTCCACCATCCGCTGAATCTGTTGGAAACCGGGACGGTTCAAATCCTTACCAGATTCCTCATCCTCAATAATGTCAATGAGTTCATCGCCCCTGACGACACACATGGCCTGGATCTTAGCCTTCTGGTCCTTTAGGGAGACACCATTTTCGGCCTGATCCTTAGTCG